TTGGGCGAGAGGTACTCGTTGTACAGGTTCTTGGTGCCGGAAACCGCTTTGTCAAAGAGCGTGGGCTCTGGTGTGCCCGGAGGTGGAGTATTCGGGATCGGAGTTTTACTGCCCAGGTCCGTCTGGGAATAGTCAGGGAAGATTTGCTGGCCCGGAGGGGGAGTATTCGGCAACGGGTCCACGTTATATCCGGCCTCCGGAGCTGCGCCAAAAGGCACTCTCAGATCACCAGCGTAATTAGGAGGCTGTACTATGTCCGGAGCTGCGCCGGGAGGCAGCCCCAAAGCCGTACGGTTTGCCAGGTCTATTGCGGTTGCATTGGGGTCGGGGTTGATTACGTTAGCAGCGTACCCCCCACGGGCGGCAGGAGGTAAGTTAGAGCCTCCACTGGCCACGTTATATCCGGCCTCTGGAGCTGCGTTAGGAGCCAACTCTAAAGCGCCAGCGTAATTAGGCGGCTGCACTATGTCCGGTCTTGCGCCAGGGGGCAGCTCCAAAGGAGTACGGTTTACCAGGTCCGTTGCATCGGCGTATGGGTCACCCGCCCCAGCAGCCCGTAGCATGTTCTGTGCAGTGGCGTCTGCTGGGACAGGCTGGCCACCTGCTTGCTCAATGGGAGACGGCTCGTCTAACAGGACACGGTTGTCATAGTTATTCTGAAGACCTCGCATCGCCCCTGCTGATACGCCCGAGATCAAGCCCATTCTCAAAGCGTCTTGCTCGCTCATGCCACCCAGCCTGCCGATACCCGCGCCAATTAAACCGGTTGTCAAGCCTGTGTTCAATGCACTGCCGGCCGCGCCGGGCAAGTAGCTGCCGATAGCCGACATGGGGCTTGTGCCAAAGACCGTGCCGCCTCCGCCGATGTAGCCCATGGCACCTGAAATCAGGGCATCTTTGAGATCGCCGCCGCCCAACAGGGCAGAGCCCGCACCAGCGAGGCCTATGTTAATCGCGGCACTGGCTGCTGCCGTACTGCCCAACGAAAGACCCACGCCCGCCGGTCCAAGGACCGTTGCCAAAGCAATAGTAGATAAAACACGCCCCACAGGGCTTTTGAGCACGTCTTTGGTGACGGTTACAACGTCTTTGACAGCGTCTTTGACGCCGCCCACGATGTCATCAAGAACATTGCCGCCCTTGAACTCGGGTAAACCCGTAGCAGGGTTAATCGTGCCGGAGCCGCCACGGCGCTTGAGCATCGCAGCTTCTTGGGGGGTAATGTGGGCAAGGATGCTGTCCCCGCCGCGCCCTTTGGCCGCCAGGTATTGACCAACATCGGCCAAGCCGCCAGAGGCCATGCCCACAGGTTGCAGGCCCTCAACCACGGGGCCCATGTCCATGGGCTCTTGCGCGCCAGCGCCCTGCATCTGCCGCATCTCCTGCAGCACCGCGAGCATCGCGCCAATAAACTCAGGGTCGTATTCTGCCGGCATGTCCCCTTCATCAAGGGCACCGCCTTCAATCATTTTCTGGAGCAGGTTCTTGTAGTCACCAGGGTTCTGGCTGACGTATGTAAAAACCTGAATGAGGACATCAAGCTGCGCAGGCGTGAGCTGAAGGTCACCGATGTTCTGGCGAATGGCCTCTTTTAAGGCAGCATCCTCTCCGGGGCGGGCAATGCCAAGCGCCGTCATTGCGGCATCGTAGGAGTCCGCACTGGTGACAGTTGGTTGTTGCTGTGGAGCTTGTCCGCCCTCCATGCCCATGCCTTGAGGCAAGGCCATAATTCCTTCAGTTGCCATGATAGTCCTTTCCAATTTTTGCCAAAGACCTCATGGGCCGCGCGCCGGGAAAGGACGCGTTGATGGCAAGATTATCCATTAAATTCTCAACTTCTGTCCACCCATTACGACCTGTCCGCTTCCAAATAGGACAAGTAAAAGTCCACTGTCGCCGCTGAACTGAGGACTTTAATCACGTCGGTCGCTTCCAATACACAGGGCACACCGCTCAAAATGTCCATGGTCTGGTTCGTGGGCAGCGAGTAGACCTTCAACAAGCAGTACGCGGTGGCTGCGCCAAGCGGGTAGACGTTGACCGTCAAAACTGTGGTGGAGGCGTTCCTGTTTGTCACCCGCAAGGAGGACAGCACCGCCGTATTGGCGGCCGGCACGGTGTAGATCGTGGTCTCAGTCGCAGCGGCCGGGGTCAGGAATTTCCGAAGGTACTTGTTTGCCATGGTCAGTTCGCCGATACAAAGTTGATGGTGAGAATCACTGACGGAATGGCAGGGCGCGTGGGGCTCGTGCCGGCGGCGTAATGCTCCAAGTAGATGCCGAGGTTATCTGACCACCAGGCAATCTCCAAATAACTGTTGGTGGGGTCGTTTACAGTGAAAATACCAGTAATTGCTGGGACTATGTGGGACCAAATGGCTGAGGTTTTACGAGCAGGGACATCAAAACGGGTGTTGCTCAACGGGTAGTTGACCCCGGTGTCCTTGGCCCACACTTCAAACTCACCTGCTTTATTGGTGCGATTTGTCACCTGCAAGGTGAACGTCACCAGATACTGGCCAGCGCAAGGAACCTTGATCCGTGAGCCGCTCTCCACGGTGATGCCGTTGGAGAACGCAGGAGCAAACAAAAGCAGGTTCTCCGCTGTGATGCTGGCGTTTGTCTGGTCCTGGTCCGAGATCATCATTGCCTGGGGCAAGATGATGCCGTTGCTGTTCTGGAATCCACGAATACCGCCAGCAAACCCGCCTCCCGCTCCGCTGCCCATGGCCATCCACGTTGCAGCGCCAGCAGTGTTTTCGCTCGTGACGGGCGTGTAGGTGGTGTTGAGCTGCAGAATAATCTGCTCAAGCGAACGAACCAACTGGTTGAACTGCTGCGGATCGTAGCCCGACTGAATTGCATTGGGCAGGCGGACGTTGGTGATCTTGCTCATCGCAGGCCGTCCGGCTGAACATCCACTCGCAGCGTGCCATAGCGCCACCATCCGCCCAACTCATCGCTCTCAATGCGAAGCTGAATTTGACGCCCACGCGCGCGAGTGCTGACAAACTGCGTGGTTGGTGTAATTGCATAAGGGTCCAAGGAGCTTGCTACTGCAGAAGCCTGTGGGTAGGCACGCAAAAGCAGCCGCACTATCAGCTCCCCTACCTGACGCTTGAAGTCGGGAATGAACTTCTGCATGAGCAGCATCTGGTCCCCGTCACCAAGGTCAAAGTAGCCAGAATATATGAAGGCGTCAATTGCCACGCCATTGGCATCCACACCGTCTTCCTGGTTGTACAGATAACTGCGACCCGCTGTGAGGCCGTAAATTGTGGTGATGGTGGCGTCGGTATCAAGCGGGTCATATTCGGAGGCCAAGGGTTTCTCAAACGTGCCAACGTCGGTCCAGGCCGTGCGGGACATAGTGCCCACTGACCAGACGTTTTCCATGTAGTTGTAGGTCACAAAGCGGTTGATGTAGTCACTGCTCAATGATGGATAGAACCACGTTACCTCGTTGAACTGGGTGTTGATGCCCACGTTCACGGCAGTCGCCTGTGCAATGTTCAGGTCTTCAAAAATGTAGTCCTGCACAGTGCAGGGAATCTTCTTGACCGTACCGTCAAACACAAAGAACGCGTCTTTGCTCATCCAATACGCCACGCCATTGACGTCCGCAGCCGCGTGGGGGCTGATGATCCCGCAATTGGCACCCAACTGCTGGAAACCAAAGGTGTAGGGCGGCCCGAGGAACTGCTGGCCATGGATAGACAGGTCTGTCCAGATCAAAATCTGACCGCGTGAACGCAGCGCCGAGACGATCTCGTTTCCGTCCGTGAGCCGTTGTCCGCCGGCCGTGTTGGTTGCAGTGGCGACAAACTCGTTGATGTCTTCTTGCGAAGAAAAACGCACGAACATCGGGTCCTGGGTTGTCGGATCACCCAGCGTGGATTCCGTGCCAAAGCACACCAGGTGCCTGTCCGGGGTTGATACCAGCGCAAACTTGGACTTAGTAGGCGCGCCAGAGATGGCCGTGGCCCGCGTTCCGAGGCCCGAGCTGGGGTCCCACTCGTAGATGCCGCCATCAACCAGCTGCAAAATAAGAAGCTGGCCAAAGTTGTCAAACTGCCAAACCCGTGCCAAGAGGGACAAGGCCGCCGAAGCAGGACGGGGCGTACCCCAAGTGCTCAAGCCCCAAGTGCCAGTGCCCCACCCAAAGTCAACAAAGCTGATGTCACCGCCGACGTTGATTTGGTAGGTCGCGGTTGCCGCGCCGGCCGTTGTCGTGGAGGTTGCTGAGGTCGGGGAGACGATTGTGTAAGTGCCGTCGGTGAGTATGGATTGAATCTCAAACTCGTTTGTAAGACTGGCATTGGTGATACCCCCTGGATTACCTGAGACGGCGCTAAAGGTAACAAAGTCCCCTTGTACCGCCCCGTGAAGCGCGTCGTTGACAACCACCGTGGTACTGCCGCTGGTGGTGCTAAAAGTGCATGCACCAGAGGCCCGAATGGGGGTGATATCGGCCCACGCGCCGCCGTAGAACGCATAGACCTTGCGGTTTGTTCCGAGGGCCGCGTAGGGCGAGCCTTCCAGGTCGTTCCAGGTAAAAATGTCGCTGGCAGAACCCACAAAGTTCACCAGCGTGCTACCAAACTGCGTCCATCCGCCCATCTTCTCGGGCAGGCCGTAGCGAAAGCGCACGTAGTCGCTGTCGACCCAGCCGCCTTCAGCGCCGTACTCGGTGTTCTGTTTGTCGACGCCTGGCTTGAGGAAAAGCCGAAGAAGTGGCATGGTTAGCTCTTCGCGGCCCGCATGTTGTCCACCAGATTGGGGTAAGGACGTCCTGCTTTCTTGGCAGCAGCTTTCGCGGCAGACTTCTTTGCGGGTGTCAAAGCCTTGGGTTTACCCAGACTCTTAGGGCGTTTTTTGTCCCATACAGGTGTGCTTTTCATGTTACGCGTCTCCATTCAGGTTTGCCGTCACCTCGGCTGAAGTGTGGTGTATCCAGAATCTTAATGCCGTTTCCGCCCCAGGAATTGAGCGGATGCAGGGATTCCCAATAGGCCCCCAGCGGCGCGAGTATCTGTTTGTCGTAAATGAGCTTGCCGTTTTGGAAGAAGTTAAGGTCCACCGCGCACCGTCTGAGGTGCATGGAGTTCATGGTATTGCTGCGACCTGTCTTGACGTAAATGGCTTGCTGTTCAGGTGTACGCGCTAACTCGCCACCAGTGACCAAAAAGCCCTGGGCAGACGCGTATTCCACGAGTCGGCACATGTCCAGAAGAAATGCGGCTTGTTCTTGGCTAAGACTCATGATTACCCCTTTTTTGAACAACTAGGTCAATGCACGTTGCGTCTACCGTCGCACCCATATCAATGTAGTCCTGCTTCTTTGACCGCACGGCTGTCATGCATTGCTGCCTGTCAGTGTAGTGGGTAAGCTGTTGCAGGAACTCGCAGTGTGCGTTCATGCAGATGTAGAGGACGGGGATGAAGATGCTCATTTTGGCTCCTCTTCTTTCTCGCCGTGGGACAGTTTCACGCCAGCCAAAAGGCCGATGAAGCCGCCGACAATGGTCTGGAAAGCAGGGCTGATGAGCTTGAAGATTTCGCCGTTGTCCACGATTGGGTCAAACAGGCCCGCCATCAGTACTGCGACCATTCCGATGATGACAACGCACAGCGTAAAGCTGACCATTAGGGTCACGAAAAACGTCAGCTTGGCTTTCATTTTTTCATCCTCATTTCAGCCAGCTTTTCAATTGTGCGTCCACCGAAATATGCGCCCATGATTAGTTGCCCCCAATTCCCCAGCAAAGTTACGTAGCTCTCGTTTGCGTTGTAACCGTAAGCAGACATCATGGCAAACAAGAAGTAGCCCAAAAACAGCGCAACCAGCGACATAGGTCGGATGTTCTTAGACAGCCAAGAGTCGGAAGACATGTCTGCCTGCCAGCGGTCTGTGATGTTGTCGGCATCGGCTTGTGCGGCCTTGGCAAGCAACTCCAGTTCAGCCATTTCCAGCTTGGCTTTTTCAATGCCTAGCTCAATCAGGCGCTCTTCGTGCTGGTACTGCAACTCGCGCAGGCGCTCAACGTCGGCCGGGGTGGGGCTGTCGGGTATCTTGATACCCAGCGTGTTCTCTACAACTTCTTTGCCCTTGGCTTGAATTGCGCTGGACAGCAGCCCTAGACCGTTTTCAGCCAGCGTACCCAACAATGCACCGATGATTGGAATCATTAGAAGCCCCTATTTGTGATAACGTGAAACGTGATACTGACCAATGGAACGATGATAGCGGAAGCACCGGTAATCCAGAGCGTGTTCATAATGATTGCCACCTTCATTTCCTTGTCCTTCTGTTTGCGCTCCGCTTCTTCTCTCTCCAGCGTGTTGCGTTCCTTAACCAGCCTAGTCCGCTCTGCCATCATTTCTTCCCATACCGGAGCATTGCCGCTATAAAAGAGTATGTCCTTCAGTTCCTTTTCGTGTTCCCGAAGCGCCTTGGATGCCAGTGCAATTTGGAGTGCTTCAGAACTAATTTGTGCATTTGTCTTACCTATACTAGCAATCCGCGCTTTACTGCTTGCTAGGTGAACTGTGTCCGCTGCTTGGTAAAAACTGCTGAATTCTTTATATAGGCTGTGGATATCCTTACCAAGAGCAACTGCTTTTTTATACCGGCTACCGCACCTTGGGCAAGGGCAAAAGCTGTAAATGGGTCAATCACACTACACCTGTGGGGTCTCGACTACGGGTTCAACGACTGGCTCTACCGGGGTCTCCACAACGGGTTCTACCACCGCCTCAACGACGGGCTCAACGACAGGCTCCGGGACGGGACGCAGGTCGCCTTGCACCCACACGCCTTGCTCTTGGTTCCATGTGTAGAAGTACGCATCCACGGGCATATCCACTGGCGGCTTCCACAGCCATGTGCCTGTATCCAAGACCCAGTTGTCAAAGGGCTGCGGTGCGATAAACACATCGTTCACGCTATCAAAGGTGTACCCAATCCCAGCGTAGTTGCCACGCAGGGGGCGACCTTCAGGGTGTTGATTTCCGTGCGTGTTGTACGAGGTCTGCACCCAGCCGTGGCCTAGCGCACCAGTGGCAATGAAATCCTCTTCGGCAACAATCACCTGAGTGACGATGCCGTTCTCTACTTTTGCAAAATGGCTCATGTTTTCTCCTTAACGAGCGTTACTGTACTTGAATGGGTTCTCGGCGAAGGCCA